TTATGTAGTAAAGTTGCCTAAGAAGGCTGAGTTTGCTGATGAAGATTATTTAAAAGAAGTTGAGCGGTTCCAAAATTATGTNGCAGAAAATTACTGGGGAGCTTTACCTTGCAAAAAGGTAGGCAAAGCTATTGTAATGCCCAGGGCTCCTGGTGAAAGAGGGGACCAAGTTCCTCAACATAGCCGAAGAATTAAAGAGCTAGTGGAAAAGTTGAAGGATGAGGTTCGGCGGGAAGGTTATGTTTTAAAGGATTTATCGAGTTTGAGGAATGTGTTTTATGACGAAGAGAAGGATGCTATTTGGGTTATTGACTTTAGTAAGTTTGCCCAGCTGGATGCACAACAAAAATTGGCGGAGGAAAAGGAGCGACGTAGAGAGGAAAGGAGGAAAAAGAGAAGGTGAATACCTTTATGGTTTTTCTGGGGGCTCTAGCTCATCGAATTCTACAAGGTTTAGCACAGCACCTATGGGACAGGTTGTGGCTGGCACTGTTCGACTTTGCTGTTGAGGCAGAACAGAAGTGGAAAGAAAGTGGCAAGGGTGAAGAGAAAAAAGAATGGGTTATGGCTAAGATGTTAGAGTTTATAGAAGATAAGGCTAATCTTAGTTGGATTCAAAGGCAAGTTATAGGGATGTTTGTAAGTGAGATTATTAATGCTTTGGTGGATGAGTTTAATACTCAGCTTGGTAAGGATTGGGGTAATAGAGTTGAGGAACTTCAAGATGAGCTTGCAGGTCGTATTCCCTTTATCACTTAAGGAGTTGAAGTCATGGCTGTAAGTAGGAAAGTTCAAGGTGAAGTAAATCAGTGGCAAGCCCATTTAGAGCTTGCAAAACAGTATAGAGAGCGTTATGGTATGGAGCACAAGTGGGATAGATGGAGAAAGTATTATCGTAATGAGTATTCTGATAGCACAATACCTGTAAATATGATATTTGCTACTGGTAGAAGTTTAATCCCTAGAATTTATTTTAGGAACCCTAAAATTATGGTTACTCCTGACCAGCCTGGTTTTTTCTTTCATGCTAAGTTGGTGGAGGCAATAGATAATAAACTTGTACGACTTACAGGAATGAAAGACCAGCTAAAAAGGTCAGCTCTTAATGCCTTTTTGTATGGTACTGGAGTAGGTAAGGTTGGGTATGATTCAGAGTTTGGTTTTATTGATGATGATGACTCTCGTCAGCAAGTTGCTGAGATGGAAACTTTGGTAGGTCAGGAGATAGATGAACCTTCTATTGAATATGATGCTAATATCATACCTGGGCATCCTTGGTTTAAGAGTCTTCACCCTAGGGATTTGTATGTACCTTGGGGAACTTTAGAAATAAAAGATAGTCCCTGGGCGGCTCATAGGTTTGTACGTCATATTGATGATGTAAGAGCTGATAGGAAGTATGTAAATGCCAGTAAGGTTAGTCCTACACATAGAACAAAAAGCCTGAGCCGAGATTATGAGGGAGTAGGTAATGCCTTAGATGCTACTCCTGATGCAGAGTATGTCGAGCTCTTTGAAATCCATGACTTGAGAGAAGGTCGAATTAAGGTAATAGCTACAGGGTATGAGGGTTATTTGAGGAATGACCCTATGCCCATAAATATGAACAAGCTACCCTTCCATGCCCTTATATGGAATGAGGACACTGATGGATTTTGGGGACTCAGTGATTGTCAAATGATTGAACCTCAGCAGTTGGAGCTTAATGAGATACGAACTCAGTTTCAAGAACACCGTAAACGCTCTTTGTTAAAGGTTATTATGCGAAGAGGGGCTTTTAGTCCAGAAGATAAGGATAAACTCATAAGTGGTGATGTGGGTCCACTACTGGAGGCTGATGTAGATGGGTCTTTGAGAGATGCCATAACTACTTTCCAGCCCTTCCTAGGGACTGACCTCATTACTGCTGGTGATGTTGTGCGACAGGATATAAGGGAACAGGTAGGGTTTTCGAGGAACCAAATGGGTGAGTATGATGTGAGAAGTAGGAGAACTGCTACTGAAGCGGCTATAGTAGACCAAGCGGCACAAATTAGAGTAGATGAACGTAGAGACGCTCTTGCTGATATGTATATGGAAGTTATTGAGGATTTTAATAGGTATATTTTTGAGTTTTGGGATGAACAACAGGTAGCAGAAATTGTAGGTCCTGATGGCAGACAGCATTGGGTGAGCTTTACAGGACAACAGCTTCATGGTAGATATAGTTTAACAGTTGACCCTGAAGAAGCACAACCTAGAAGTGCGGCTCAACGAAAAATGGAAGCACATGAGTTACTACAAATGCTAGCACAGTTCCCACCTGAAATGGTTAACCATAATGAGCTGTTAAGGGACTTAGGTGGTATGTATGATTGGGTAGATGTTAATCGGATAATGAATGTGCAGGAAGTTCCTGGAGGACAGCCTGTTGTTCCTATAGAGCAACTTCAAGCTGAGGGCGGTATGCCTGGACCTGGCGGAGGTGGCGGTGGTGCATCTATGTCAGCTATGATGGAACTTCTTGGAGGTATGGGTCAAAGATAAGATTCAATCATTGAACTTGCGGAGGTCAGGCTATGCCTTTATATGATAGGAAGTGTAAAGAGTGTCAAACTACATTTGAAATATACGCTAAATTTGAGGACCGTCACATGCATAATTGCCCTGAGTGTGGTAGTGAGGCTGAGAATATTATGACCTTTAACTTTAATAGGGGGGTGGTTATTGAGCCGCAATTTTTTGAGCATTTAGACACAAAACCTGTGTGGATTAGGGGTAAGCGTCACTTGAAAGAAGAGTGTCGGAAGAGAGGGTTATGGGCAAAAGCACTTGACTGAGAAGGGAGATAAAATATGCAAAAACTAAGAGAGGCAAAAATAGACCTGGGGGACTTAGAAAACCCTCAAGTCGATTTAATGGGGGAGTGGAACATTAGACACATACGTCGAGCTCAAGCTATGCTTTATAAGGAGTTTAACAGATGGCGTAAAGATATTCTTCGTGAGGAACGCCAAAAAATGCGGGATGCGTCAAAGAAGAACGCTGAGCTCGATAAGGTAGATGTGGAAAGTCTTATGAATACCCCAAAGGAGGAAAGTTAAATGCCTAAGGAAGATAAGAAAGAAATGTCTGTAGAGGAGCTGTTGCGTGATAGCTTTGGAGACGATTTCTTTGATGTCGAAAAGCCAGAGGACTCAAAAGAACATGCCAAAGAGGAACCTGTTGAGTCCAAAGGTAAAGAGCCTGAAGCGGAGGTGGTCGATGAGGAAGTCGTGGATGAGGAGGAACAGGGAGACGAACAACCACAGGAATATAAGCCAGGAAAAAATGCAGAAGTAGATGCACTAAGACGTCAGAACGAGATTTTAACGCAACGTATGCGGGAATATGAAAAGCTATTGAACCAGCAACGAAATCAGGAGAAACCAGAGGAACAGTCTGTGGAGAGTTCAAAGGAAGAAGAAGAGTTTGAAGTTCCTGACTTTTCTCAGATGGACCAGAAAGACCTCTATCAATTTATTATGAAGCAGTTGAATAAGAGGGTAGATAGTAAGGTTGGTAGTTTGGAGCAACAAGTACAACGCACTGAGCAGGATACTAAAGTAGCTCAAGTTCAGCGAGAAATAGAACGGACTGCTCAGAAGTATAACGACTTCTGGCAATACTCTCCACAGATTACGCAGATTGCTGAGCAGTATAAGGGAATTTCTCCTGAAGATGCTTATTTGTTGGCGAAGAGTAAGTCTACTACTAGCACACCTAAACCTTCTATACCTAAAAAGAAGGTTCCAAAGAAGACGGCTAATGTGGAGAAACCATCTACTGCTTCGTCAAGTGCTCGTCAGGACCATTTTGACACCTACGATGATGCCCTTGAGGAAGCATTTAAAAGACTGAATGATAAACTTTAATAGGAGTGGTATAAATGACTTGGACGGCTAGAAATGCAGCGATAGACACCCTTTACACTACAACTTGGCAACTAATGCGTGAGAAAGCTATTGATAACATCTTTGGTGCAACTCCCTTTTGGTATTATTTAAATAAGGGAGGTAAGACTAAGCGGACTGAAACTGGTGGGCGTTGGATTGGAATTCCTTTGGAGATTGGAACTCATAGGGATGCTGTACGGTATGTTGGTAAAGGTTCAAGTGGTACTCCTGTAGACCTGTCTGGTGCTGTTGGAAGTGCTCAGGATGCTGAGACTATGACTGCCGCACAATACCCTTGGAGTTACATTACTGTAAGTGTTTACCGTCATTTTACTGATGACGCACAAAATAAGGGTAAGAGCCAAATCATTGATATTGCAAGAAGCAAACTTTCCAATGCTGAGCGGACTTTAGGTCAAATCTTTGAGGAGGAACTCTTTACTACTACTGGTGATGTGGCAGGTACTCCTGATGCTCGACCTGAATCCCAGCCTCGTGATAGTGATGGTAATGCTATTTCTCCTTTAGACCAGTTAGTATCGGATGACCCACAAGACCCTCGGGCTACTGGAGCAGCTACGCCTTCTGGTATTGATACTGTTGGAGGTATTGACCCTGCTACTCATACTTGGTGGAGAAACCATGCACGCAATATGATAGATGAGAACCTTACCTTGTGGCTCTTACCTAGGATGCGGACTATGTTTAATGATGCTAGTATAGGTAGTGATACTCCTAATCTGATAGTTACTGACCAAACTAGCTTTGAGAATTATGAGGATGAGGTGTTAGAGTTAAAGCAGATTGTTAATCAAACTGCTGGTGATGCTTCTTTTGAAACTATTAGCTTTAAAGGTAAGCCTATGGTATGGAGTCCAAGCTGTCCTGCATCTAAGATGTACTTCCTTAACACTAACTACCTTGAGTGGATTCATGACCCTCAGTTAAACTTTGAAATGACTGATTGGAAGACTGGTCGTAATGACCTTGATAGGGTAGCTCAAGTAATTGTAGCTGGAAACTTGGTAACTTCTAACCGTAGGATGCATGGAGTAATCTACAACATTGGTGAAACTACCTAAGGAGGGGATATAAGTGAGTGTTTATACTATTGAAGCAATGTCCCCCAACTTTAGAGGGCACAGAATTTCTCGCGACTTGAGCGTTGTACCTCTAAGGCTTACTATTTCGGAGTACCAAACTGCCACTAAACCTGAGTTGGATCCTGCGGATTACTTTGTTGGGGCAGGACCTACTGCTATTATACCCCCTCAGATAGTTGGGGGGGTTCCCATTATGTTAGTTTGGGACGTGGNACAAGAAACTATTACAGCTTGGGACCTAAATACCGCAGCTGAAGTAACCAATGNCACCGATTTAGGNGAGTTTGAAGTGTTACTAGTTGGCGTTTAAGGGGGGATTACAATGTCTGCCTATAGTGTAACCTTTTTAAGTGCACAGNTTAATAGCAGGATTGGTCGTAGTTACCATTTAAGCCCGATAGTACTAGAAATAACTGAATACCAATCAGGAANTAAGCCTGTAATTGACNCCACATCTCAAGTTAAGAATGATGCTATTGTATTCTTTCTCCCTAAGATTTTTGGTATTTACACCTACTTGCCTATTTGGGATAAAAGCACAGGAGAAGTAACAGTTTGGGACTTGGATGGAGCGGAAGAGGCTACTAATGGTAACAATTTAAGTTCGTTTGGTGGTTTTGTACTTGGTACTAATTAGGGGGAGGTTGGAAAAATGAACCTGGAGCAGTTTATTGCCCAGGTCGAGGAGAACTTAGGTAGGGATGACAAAACAGGGGTTATCCCTACCTGGGTTAACCTTGGCTTACAAAAGATTAATAAGGACTTTGTCTTTAAGGGATGGATTAAAGTAGCTAATGCAGACTTGGAGTCTGACTCCAGGACTATTATACTCCCCAGTATAAGAAACCTCTATAGTGTTAAGCTAGTTAATGGTTCTGGTCGTAATCTTATCAGAATTTCACCAGAAGACTATGACGAGCATTTCCCTGACGCCTTTGAAAATGCGGCTACTGGGGAACCAAAGTACTATACTAGGTGGGGTAATGCCCTAGAGTTTTATCCAAAGTCTAGTCAGTCATATAAAATCTACATTAGATATGCGGCTACTCCGACAGAACTAGTAAACCCTACTGACCAACCTGAAATTCCTCATGATGGGTTAATAGTCGCAGCCGCTACTGAACGGGCTTTTATGGCTTTACAACTTCCTGAAGACGCCCATATGTGGGAAAGAAAGTATATGTCAGAGCTCAGGAGTGCAGTTAGGGCAGAGCAAACTGCTGATGCTGATTACACACCTAGGTTAAAACCTTTCAGACTGCCGGGTATGACAGCTACTTTGACTGACCATAGATACAATCCATGGGTTTAATGGAGAGGAGTGAAATAGATGGTATGGGATAGTAGTACTCCTACAAAAGCTGACAATGCTAGAGATATTGATGAATTTATTAGAGTAGGAGTTAAACAAGCTCTTGAGGCGTTTTTTACTTTTAAGAATAATGGACTTAGGGTAGAGATAAATAATGAGCCTGAAGATGTTGGAGACATTGCAAGCAAACAATATGTTGATGGTGAAGTTGAGGAGTTGAGGCAGGATTTACCCCCTTGTCGCTTCCAAATTAGCGGATGTTTTGGTGCGGAAGTGAGGAGTATTTCAAGTGATACTCTGGCAGTCGTACAAGCCTTTGACATTAATATCCCAGTTGACAAGAAATTAGTAATCCGAAATGCTCGCTATCATTTAGCAGCAACTCCCGGTTCTACTATGGAAACTACAGTCTTGCATATAGGGGAGCAACTTATGTATAGACACGAAAACGACTGGGTAACCAGTGGGTATAAGGGAGAAGAGTTAGATATTAATCAAGATATATATATTACTTCTACTGGTAATATTACTTTGTATATTCATATTCATAATTACTCGGGGGCAACAGGAACATTTTTAGAACAATGTGGCTGGTGGTTTGATTTTGAAATTGTAGACGAGTAAAGTGACCCACAAGGAATCAGTTATTCTAATTTAGAGGTTATAGTAGAAAACACACAAAGGAGGCAGTGGACCCACAATGACAGAAGAAAGGGCTAGAGTAACTAAACTAGAAGATAAAATTGACAATCTGTCAGACCGTATTACTACCCTCCAAATGGACTTGATAGAAACCAGATACGCAGTTAAAAGTATGAAGCTATTAACGAGAGATTACGTGAGTAGAAAAACAAGCATTTCTATCTAGGGGTTTTACAAAGTGGGAAGTAAAAGTGTTAAATAGGGCTGGAGCTATAATAGGTGTATTGGGTGTCTTGATAGCTGCTCTGGCATTGTTTCTCTAGGGGGTTAGGTTATGGCGTACAGAAGAAAGGAAGAGAACTACCTTGTTGGACCTCCACTTGAGGGAATCCAACTAGATATGCCTCCTACCATGATTAATGACGCTGCCTCTACTCACTGTATGAATTTGTCGATGATAGGACAGGCACTTACACAGAGAGCAGGGGTAGTGCCATTAGGGGATAACTTACCGTTAGATGGCCCCATTTTTGGTTTTAGGCAGTTTGCTGACCTGGATGGTAATGTTCATACTATGGCTTGTACAGATGGAACAATATATTCTCTTAATAGTATAACTAATGAGTGGGAAGTGTTAGATGATACTTACACTACTGTTGGTGAGTGGGGGCAATATATTAACACTGCAGTATTTACAGGTCAGCTTGTTATGGCTTCTATAAATATACCTCTACTGTTATGGGATGGAGGAGTTACAGTAAGTGAGATTGATGCCCAAGATTCTGTAAGAGGTAGTTTTGTAAAAAACTTTGGCAATAGACTAGTTGTGTTTGATACTCTTGAGGATAGTGTGCATCGAACTAGACAAAGAGTTAGATGGACTGCTATAGGGACTTACGATGATTTTGATAACGGAGATTTTGTCGACTTAGTAGACTCTCCGGGAGGAATTGTAGCAGTAGAAAACTTAGGCAATGAATTAGTAATTTACAAAGAAAACTCTATAGTTATAATGACCTATCTAGGTAGCCCTACTACTTTTGGCTTTGAAACTAGAGTTGCTCACTTAGGAGGAGTGGCTCCTAGAGGGGTAGTTGCACTTAATGACCGTCATTATTTTCTTGGTGCAGATAATGTTTATCTATACCAGGGAGGTAGGACTATAACTCCCGTAGGAGACGGTTTACGGGATGAAATGCCTGCTCTTATACAAGGAAATGCAGTTGAACGGGTTGTATCTGGAATGTTTGGAGACGAAGTGTGGTTCGTAGCTCCTATGGAGAGTATAGAGCCTGATACAGTTTATGTGTATAATTGGCGTAAAGGGGTATGGTTTAAGTATAACATAAATGCTTCAGTGTTGGATAGGTATGTTACTTCAGAGTCAGTTACTATTGGAGATTTAGAAGGTAGTATTGGAGATTTGGCTGGACTTATCAGAGATTTTGGCGGAACAGCTACCACTCCCTTCCTAGTGGTAGGAAAATCTGATGGATATATTGGGCTGGTTAACTCTTCAATTGCTACGGACCATGGAGAGCATTTCACGCTAGAATGGCAATCAAAGGATTTTGTCCTTTCAGAACTATACCAAGCACGATATATAAGGTATAGAGGAATAGATTTTGAACTTTCAGGTACAGAAGTAGAAGTAAGTTATTCAAATGATGAAGGTATTACTTGGACTCCACTTAAAACCTTAGAGTTGAGTTCTCGATATAAGTGGTATCAAACTTACTTTGATTCGGTTGATTATAAGATAAGGTTTAGGCTTCGTAGTACGGATGGAGAAGTATTCAGCTTAAGGGCTTTTAACCTTAAGTTCTTGGAGGTGTCAGAGAGATGAGAGTAAAATCACACTTACAAGTACCTTCAATAAGACCTGACATGAAGTTAAAGGAACTTATAGATTGGAACCGAGAGTTAGAGCTCGAATTAAGAGCTATACTTTCTGAGTTAGTTGCAGAACTGCAAGAGCTGGAGGAATCGACTTCAGGAGGAGTTACTATTGGAGAATTGTAAGTATTGAAGGAGGTGTAGATATGCCTGGAAGGGCAAGAACTTTTCGTAGTGGGAGGTTTAACTCCTCTATGCCTGGTTTGCCCTATCCTTCGCCTGGTCCTGGGACAGGAGGACTACGCGGAGGGGGAGAGGTAAGTACTCAAAGTGGAGGACTTTTTAGTGGTATAAAGAATTGGTTGTTCGGCAGAGACCCAGAAATTCATAGAGAACCTTCCATGTCGCCTGAACAGGAATCCTTTTTCCGTAGTGCTATGGAAACATTTGGACAGCGACATGGACAGCAAATGCCTTATGCAGGGCTGTTAGAGTCCTTTATGCAACCCCAACAAATGGGTCAGCAGTATCAAAACACTTTAGCCCAACTAATGGCAGGAGCTACCCCACGAACAGGTGAGCAGATTGACGCAAGGTTTCAGAGAGATGTAGCTGACCCTGCGGTAGCTCATTTCCAACGGGATATAATGCCTGCAATAGCAGAACAGTATGTAGGTCCTGGCACTTATTGGGGAAGTGAAAGAGCAAGAGGACAACAAAGAGCAGGAACTGAACTTGCAGAAGCTCTTGCAGGTCAACGTTCAGAGCATCACCAATTCGCCCAGCAACTAGACCAAGCTCGACAAGCTCAGGCTCTACAAGCAGCTCAAGCAGGGTTGGGTCATGGACAACAGGCACAGCAACAAGCCTTACAAGCACTCCAAGCTGGGTTAGGTTGGCAGGGAGATGCTCAGCAGAGGGCTATGCAGGAGATGTTAGGGTTGTTAGGTATGCCTACTCAAATTGGTTACCTGGATGAAGGTAGTGAAGGTGCTTTTGGAGGTATCCTACAGCTTATAGGACAATTAGTACCTCACTTTTTAACCTAACTTTGAATAGTTCAATGATTGAACCTTAGGAGGTGGGAAAGTGCCGCAGACTAGAATAGTAGGTCAAGTGCCTCGTAGAAGGTCTCACTTAGCTACAGCAATGGAGCAGTTACAGCCTATGTTTCAACACTTGAGAGATAGACCTGAGATTGAGGCTCGTATAGGAGCTCAGGAAGCCCAAACAAAGTTAGCAACTGCACAGGCAGAAGAAGCAGAGCAATTAATTGACCTTCGAGCTCAGGAAGCTGATAGAGAGTATGCAAGAGAAATAATTGAACATTTTAGAAATATGCCTACAGAGGATGTTTCTGCTATACTGCAGGACAGCCCTGAACTTGTAGATGCGTTAGACCGAGGTGGACATGGGCACTGGGTTGACTTCACAGAGGAAGAAGGAGTAAAGTATCGAGGTCCAATAGAAACTGAGTCCTTTGTTCATGATGGTTTTCATACAGTGGTAGGACCTGGAGGTAAACTGTGGTCGATTGAACTTGAAAAGGGAGTTCAATATAGGGACCACTATGACCCAATAACTGGGGACTACACCCTTATCCCTGACCAGGAAGGTTATGACCCTATAGTATTTAATGTACACGACCCACGATTCCAACAAGTGGATTGGCAAGAAACCCAAGAGGAAGATGGGACTAGGGTTCTTCGCATGTTTGGTATTGATAAGAACAACAATAGAGTAGAAATTGGAGAACCTATGACTGTAGGCTTTGAACTTACTAAAGACCAAGTCCAGCAACTATTTGAAATGGAACTGCTTCAAGGGCAGGTTATAAAGGAAGAATTAAGAAGGACGCGTATGCAAAACCAGATGCTTGAGTTTGAGTTTGACGATATGCAAACTAGGATGAAGTTTAACTATAACTCAGACACCGACAGGTGGGAGCCTCGCTTAGAACGTAGGAACACTGAAACAGGTGAGTGGGAGCCTACCAGTATCGAAGAGGCAGGGTTAACTGGTAGGGACTTAGAAACTTACCTTGAACTTGAAGGTATGAAAACTGACAATGAAATGGGTGAACTACAAAAACAACAATGGCGTAATGAAATGGAACAAAATTATGCTCTAAGTTGGGCTAGAGATGCAGAAGGTAATATATACCCTTCCCAATTATACCAAATTACTCCTGAAGGTGAGAAAGTACCCGTAGACTTTGGGGCTCTATTAGATGAGGGCGATGTTAATGCTCTTATAGCCTGGATGAAAATGGAGCAAGTAGATATGGAGACTAGAGGGAATATAGGTCTTTGGGCTAATGAGTTGTTCTCTCCCCTTGTTACTGAAAAGGAAGGGCGTAAAGGTCCTGCTTGGGGTGCGGCTATAGAGTCACTTACTAACATAATTATGGAACATGCAGACGCCCATGGAGTAGAAATTACTGAAGACCAAGCTAGAGCTCAAGCTATAGTTGATGAGGCTATGAAGTTTATAGGACATTCAAAGTTCTATAGTGCGGAAGATGCAGACAAGATTATACAATATATTATGGCTAATGTGCCTACTACTAGAGGGTTAGAACTTATAGAAGATGCTATGTACAAAAGATACCCAGAACGAGCAGAGATATTTTTCCCCCGAGAGCCTGAAACTCTCAGTGAACGGGAGCAGGAAATCCAACAACTTCCAGACCAGATAACAGAAAGTGCTTACAATGACTTACCTGATCACTTGAAAAAGCACTATGGGGAGTTACAACTACGAGGTCCCAGGGAAACATCAGTAAGACATAAAATTGACCCTTCAGACGAAGATGTTGAGGAAGAGGAAGAGGAAGAAGTGGAAGAACCTACAGCTGACCTTGCACCTGAAATTTCTGTAGAAGAACATGAACAACTTGCGAAGGAAAATCCTGAGCTTGCTAAACGATACAACCTAGTATGGGGCGTAGACAATGATGGTAACGAACGGTTTTTTTACAGGTTAGACGATTGATGGGGGTGAAGTTATGTCTTGGAGAAATATCCTAAAGAGGCAGGAGGAGGAAGAGAAAAACAGGTTCAGGTTTCCTACTCAAGATATAAAACTAGGTAGGCTCCCTGACGGAGGGCTTTGGGAACGACCTGATGCAGGACCCTTTTCCTTCAAGTCTGTTACAGCGGATAAACCTACTCCTACCTTCGGCAAACCTAGAGAAAAGCCTGAAGTAGGAGTTCCTGACGAAGCTAGCCCCTTTAGGTTTTTAGAAAGGGACTTAGCTACGGGAGAGTTCAAACCACCTGAAACTAACATTTGGAAGAGTTGGGAAAATCCTTGGGAAGATATGGGTAAGTTGGAAAGAGTATTCTCTATTCTCAATAGGGACCAACATGCTGTAGCTAACGTAGCTTGGTCTTTACTACAAGGAGAGGATGATGTAATAGAAGCGGCTTGGCGAGGGATAACAGCAGAGGAGCGGGGAGACTTTATAGACATACTTCGCCACTACAATGTTCCTTGGGCTCCTTTGTTAGGTACAGTATTAAACATAGGGCTTTCTCCTTCTACCTATCTTGGAGGCCCTGTTAAACTATTCAAAACCCTTTCAGGCAAAATGGGAGTTACAAAAGCACTTGAACGAACTATTGATATTATTAAAGAAACTAATCCAATAAGTACAATCACTCGGGCATTTACTCAGGGAGGACTTACTCCTGCACAAGTAACTAAACAGCTAAATTTAAACAATTATGCCTATAGAAAGGAAACAGCAGAAGCTCTTAGTAATCTTACTAAACGGTTAGGTAAAATTACAGAGGAAGAGTTTAAGTTGTTTCGTCAAGTAGCTCGAGGAGAGCTCCCTTTAGACCAAACTACTCGAGCAAAATTTGAGGCTGTAAGTGACTTCTCAACAGAGATATTTCAGGAACTTGTAGATGCTTATGCACTCAAACCAGAAACTATAGAGAAGTTTATGCGAGAAGGGCTTAACTTCTACTATCCTCAAAGGCTAGTAAGGGATGTAGCACAATACCTGCCAGGCAGACACTTACGAGGAAAGGCACAGAAACCACCCGCATTGTTCAAGAAGAAGGGCTCACTAACTTTGGATGAGTATAAAGAAGTATCAGAGGCACTTGACCAAATGTCTAAGATGACGGACATAGAAAAAATCCAACGAAAAGCTAATGCCCTTGTAGCTATGGAAGACTCTCCCTTTGGGCCTAGGTTTGCTCGTTATGTAAAGTCAATAGTCAAAGAAGACCCTGGTAATGTAAGAAAGATTCAAAAAGAACTAAGAAAACTATCGGTAGAGTTTACCCCTAAAGAGGACCTTACTGCTTTGTTAGCTTTGTATAAAGTAGAAACAGCTAAAATTATCCACCAGCAACGGGCTTTAGATGAGTTGTTTAAGCTAGATAATGTCCAAAGGTGGGCTCCTGATTTTTGGGATGCTACTATGGATGGGGTTTTACCTTCAGGTAAAAAAGCTGTAGTAAGGTTGAGTGAAATTGTACCTTACCTTCGAAATTATACCGATGGGCTAGAGTCTATGCCTAAGGTTACTGCTAAAGCCCTTAAAGCACGACTTAACGAAATTAAGAAGATGGGTAAATCTGCCAAAACCCACCTTCGCAGGTTTGATGTTGACTATGAGAAGCAGAACAGGTTGTTTGGTGACTTAGTGGAAATTCCTGAGGGTACTGCTAAAGCCCTTTTAGGTAGGTTTAAAGATGCTCCAGTAAGAGTTATAGATGATGATTTAGTTCGTCATCTTACAGGAATTAAGGAGTTTGAAATTGGAGGCAGGCTCGGCAAGCAGTTCCTCCAGTGGTGGGACAAATCAATGGCTTTATGGAAAGCTGGGGCAACTATATTTCGACTTCCATTTCATGCAAGAAACCTTGCTTCAAATATAGGTCGTCAGATGCAAGACGGTATGAGCCTTACTGACCTACCAAAATACTATGGTAAAGCCTTTGACATCTTAGCTCGCCCTGATAAGAAGGTAAGTATAGGTGGAGTTTGGAAGACAGGTCAGGAATGGTTAGGTGAGTTTAGTGCTCGAGGAGTTAGAGGCTATGGTTATGTTGGGCAGTTTACTGCTAATGAGTATTTAGGTTTAGGTGAAGACCTTATGCAGTTGATACGAGGTACAGCAAAGAAGGGGCTAGTTGATAGGTTTATGGACTCTTTTCCTGTATCTAAAGCAAAGGCTGTTGCTCGTAATATTGAGGACTTTAGCCGAATCTCTCACGCTATGTGGGAAACTGAGAATTTAGTTCGTAAGGGAGCTAAGTTTGGGGATGCTCTTAACGAAGGTGCATTTAGAAGTTGGAAGACCTTGTTCCAGTATGACCAGTTAAGCGATTTCGAACAGGGATTTATGAAAAAGGCAATTCCTTTTTATACTTGGATGCGTAAGAACGCAGAATTTCAAATCAAAACTTTGCTGGAAAACCCTAAATATACAGCTCGTAAGATAAAGATGTATAATATGCTAAGGTTTAGTTCTGAGCCTGAAGAACGTCGCCTTGAATCTATGCCACAGTATTTGCAAGACTATGCAGCATTTAAAGTACCTAAAGACCTTACTAAAGTATGGAGTAAGTTTACAGGAACAGAAACTCCTGATGATGTGTATGCCCATATAGGGTTTGCTTGGAATGATTGGGCTAGGTTAACTGAAGGACTTGAAGGGTTAATTCATAACGTAAACCCTGCAGTTAGTATACTTTTTGGTCAAGCGTCAGGTATTGATATGTTCCCTGTAGCTAGACCTATTGAGAAGTTTGAAGGTGAAATTGTTCCTGCACCCTGGCCCATGTCAGTGTTACCTTTTAGTGTATGGGATAAACTAGGTATGGAAACTATAATAGACAAAGACTCGGGTAAACGAATTCTTGGTATGCCTGCAAGGGCGGCAAGTTTACTTCAAGACCTTTTCCCCCCACTTAGGGAACTGTCCCGAATGTATCCTGACCGTAGAATTGATATTGAGGACGCCAGAGCACCTTGGGCTAAGTTACGCTATATTACAGGTATCAATTTCACTCCAGTTGACAGAGCAGAGCAATTCTACTACGAAAAGCTTGACCGTCAGGACAAGCTCTCGGTAGTGGCACGTCATATGAGTATGTTAGGTCGACCTTTAACAGGAGAAGAGCTAGAAAAAATCTTGGAGGACAAGTAAAACTAAAACTATCCTCTTTCTTGTGTTGCTTGTTGTTCTAGTTTGTAGGCTATAAGTTTAACTACATCCCTAACATGACCTTTGGTAAGTTGCAGTTCCTCTGCAATCTCCTCAATGGTTGTGTTAGGGTGTTCTACTAACATTTTAATTATTTGCTCTTGCGTTCTATTGGTAAGTTCAATTCTTGTTGCTGTAAGTGGAGTAAACCTCCGCTCTTTCTCAGTACTTTCCTCCACCTTAATAGCCCTCCCTTCTATTGTAGAGGGGCAGAGGTCTTCAACATAGACCTCCGCCTCTCTTTTTTTGGTTACATTTCCAATCTCAGTCTTAATGTAACCCTCCATAGTAGCCCAAGCGTAGGTACTAAAGGCAGTTCCCATTGAAGAGTCATACCTAGAAGCCGCTACACAAAGAGCTTCATTTAAGAGAGAGTCAAGGTCGTCCTTTGTTCCTGGAAATCTACCAATCCATTTCGCCCTCATCGAGTTCTTCAATCTCAGATGGGTCAACACTAGTTCCTGCAAGTCTGGTTGAGAGCTCATAACGAACTGCACTCCCTCCTTTCGCATCAGTAGGTTGGACTAAGTCAGCCTCCATAAGAGTAGTGAGGCACTTAGTAAGTTCCTCGGCATCCATTGTATTGTGCACTCTACGCATAATGTTAGTTCTTGTGGGTTTTAATCCATTTTCTTTTAGAATTCTAATAGCGTCAAGCACAACTTGGTTCTTGAATCCAACAGGGGAGGTAAGAAGTCCCCCTAAAACATTAGGTAACATTTTCTCGTTAGCATTAAGCAGTTGAATTGACCGTTTTAGGTGACTAGTAGTTATAATCATATCATCATTTTCGCTTAGAGAGAGTAAAGTAGCTATTGACAACACATGTTTGTGTTTACCTGCATAGTAAGAATCTAAGGCAGGGTCGTGCTCAAGAGCAGTTGAATGGCTAAACCATTTGTTGTACCACGCATCATACCAAAGTGCCGCTTCAGGGGCAAGTTCGACCTCTCCTGATAGTTGTTGGATTTTATGCAAATCCTCTTGAATGTTGTCCCTCATTACCAGTTCTTGTGGAGTTAAAGTAGGTCGTGGGTTTGGCTTCTTAGGTCGGCTTTGGTATACCAACAGAGTTCGTGCTAACATTCCACCACCTACCTCATTAGAAGGAAGTGAAATCCTCAAATATTCCGGAGAAGAAGCCCCTAAGAAAGATAGGTAAACATTCTTAAGTCCTTCTACTCCTCTTGCTACTGTCCCTGAACTCCAATCAGCATCAGAGTCATAAAGGTCAACTAGTGTACCCAACATTCCTGCTTGGATACTTTCACGAGACAAAAACACCGTAAGTTCAGGAGCTACAATTATACCTGAACTTGCTGGTACCTCTCCCTGCATTTTCTTTGCTGTGTAGTTTTGGTGAAGTTCTTGTACCATGTGCTCCTTTGTCATTTTCTGACTCAACAACAGGGGAGGATTGGGCAAGTTTTTAAGGAACTTTGTGCCTATCCTAACCGCAGTAGACTTCCTACACTTCTGAGAACCTGCTACAAGAATGGTGTAAAGATTAGGGAAGAATTCAAAGTACCCATGGTCAAGGACTATTTTCCTATCAATTACTGCACTTAACATAGTCAAGCCTACAAAAGCATGGAACATAACAGGGCTTTCTTGTCGGTCAGTAAACTTCAAATATTCGCTTAACCAAGTTCCTTTGCATTTGCGTTTCACATGAGTAACCTCCCCTCCTTTCCTAAAGGTTTATAGTTCTAGGTCTTCCTTATCTTTTAAGTTATCTCCTACCTCAAGGTCAACCGGAATTATCAACTCTCGGTCTTTGTAGGTTATAGGAAACTCCATACATTCTTTAGCCATATGTCCGATGTCTTTTACTATTGACCTGGGACATTCAATTACTAAAGAGTCATGCACATTCTGTACTACCTCACAAGAAGAAGGAAGTTTTCTCCGCAGGTTGAGTAACCCTTTATGGATAACATCACCCACAGTAGACTGGGGAATAAAGGCATATGCTTCCTTAAACAGCGAATCTCCCCATCGCCCAAAGAAAGTACGCTTTCTACCCATAGGAGTTGTGAGAACTCTATTGTTAGTCTTGAGGGTATATTGAACTTCTCTGTGCCACTGACGCACCATAGGATAAGTGTTATGGTAGGTAGCAAGTATAGCCTTAGCTTCATTTTCTGGGATAGCAAGAGTAAGAGCAAGAGTTTTAAAACTAACATCATAGTTAGAAGCATGATTTCCTGCCTTTGCTACTTGTCGCTGAGCCTTACTTACCTGACCTACAGGTATACCAAAGAACAGTGATGCGGATATAGTGTGGTAATCTTTGTTAGGGTCAGTAAATATATCTAACAACCCAGGGTCTCCTGTAACCAAGCCAACTACTCTAGCATCAGCACCACTTAAGTCAGCCTGAATAAAAACTCTACCCTTCGTAGAGGGGATGTAAAATGCCCGTATTAACCCTCCACTTGGGTCATTGTCAGGTCTATATAAGTTCTGAAGGTTAGTTCCATGTCCTGTAAAACACTTAGAGCTTGAGAGTCGACCAGTTTCTGTGCCAAAGACCTTGTATTCTGTTCTCATCCTTTCATCGGGGTCTACAATAGATCTAACATAGGTAGATAAACACTTGGAAAGTTTTCGGTACTCTAAAAGGATAGGAAGGGATTTGTCGTTGTATTTACGATATAACCTCTGAGCCGCCTCATCATTAAGAGTAGGTCGACCTGTGGAACGGTTCTTGTATTCATGGTAACCCAGCTCTCCATAATAGTAATTTAACAATTGTTTAGAAGAGTTAAGGTTTAGCTCCTTACCTGTAACCTGTGCCCACTCTTCTTTTAGTTCCTTCATTCGCTCACTAAGAGTTTTGTCTACTTCAGCTCTAGTTTTCATGTCTACCTTCAACCCTCTGTTACCCATCTCACGATAAGCATTTACCAGCAGGTGAATAAAGTCGAAGTAAAAGCTCTCTACCCCAAAGTCCTTTAGCTCTTTGCAAAGTTCATTAGCAACTACATGAGTAGCAATAGCATCCATACCATTATAATGCCAACGAGCTACTTTAGACTGGTCTTTAAAGTAGGGAAATTTTGTATATATAGAGGTAAGTGTATCTAAGCCTTTAGGTAACTCAGCATATACTACACTGTGAGCACACATAGTGTCCATGTAGAGTCCTTTAGTAGGACAACCATAACGCTCAAGGACTGTAATATCAAAGTTAGCATTTTGAGCTACCTTGGGTATTTTAGGGTCAGCTAACATTGAGGCAATCATTCGCCATACTTGCATCTCATCTTGTAAGCTCCAATAAGGGCTCCCATCGCTATGACATAAAGGAACCACGACTGCCCAATCAGGCGAAGCACAAAAACCTATACAATCTATCTCAGTCCTATTAAAAGTTTCAATATCAAAAGAGAGTAAGTTGCCAGCATGACCCAGTTTAGTTAGCTCTGTGTAAAATTTTTCAAGTTCTGTAATGTTTCTAGCTACATTAATTGTAGGGTCAGGAACATCTAGTTCGGGAAACTTGCTTTGGTCTGCTATACGATAGAAATCAAAAAGAGATAGGGGGTAGTACCCCCAATTTCGGTTAACTGCAGAAGGGTGAAATGTAGGAATTACTTTACCCAGCTCACTATCAAGGATACTACCTCTCCAATTTGTTATTTTATCCTTACCTGTAAGAGCTCTAAGTGGTTCGTTACCCATAGGAACAATAAGATTAGGATTAACAGTTTCAATTTCTTTCTTTAATTGGTCATAGCAGTGGAGTAACTCGTCTGTAGGTTTTCCTTTAACATAATACTTAGCTCTAAACCTATTTCCTGGAGGTCGTACTTTAGCTACATTAGTAACATAAACTTCTTCTCTTATTAACCCAGCACTCCTAAGAAGGTTGTTAAAGGTTTGTCCTGCAGGACCTACAAAGGGACGACCACTCTCTGCCTCATGTTTGCCAGGAGCTTCACCTACAAATACTATTTTAGCGTTACTCGGTCCCTCCCCCAGGACTATCCTCGACATCCTGTTCCACCTCCTTCTTCTGCAACCGTTCGTAGGCTTTATGGTAAACATCAGGAAGTAACTCTACTCCCCAACCATCTCTTCCTAAGTTAAGTGAAGCCTCAAGCACTGCACCACTACCTGCAAAGAAGTCAGCGACAAGCTCTCCAGGTTCTGTGCAAGCCTCAATCAGGCGTTCATAGAGTTCGACAGGTTTTTCTGCCGAATGAATTTTCTCCTCACTGGGTATTAGACGACAGTAGTAAATATTGTCAATTTGCTTAGGCAAAGGTACGGGAGTTCCCTTCCAACAATGGAGAGCTACTTCATAAGTGTTAACAAACCTCGCTCCCTCATGACGGGAACCAAACCTACCCCTACTCCACACAAAAGGAAGTTCATCAACTTCAAACCCTGCATGAGCAAGTGCTTGTTTGTGCCATTCGTAGTGTTGGATGGCAAAGAATATTAGGGCATGACCTCCTTCCTTAAGAGTTCTATACATTTCTGGGTAAACCTCTGAAAGCACAACCTTAATAGCTTCTTCGTCATCATCCTCATATTCTAAACTTCCAAAGCTCTTAGTTATTGCTTCTGCTGTAGCTACATCAATCATCCAGGGCGGGTCTGTAAGATGCAGATCTACTGAGTTGTCTTTGAGTTTCTTTGAGTGTTCCCTACAATCGCCATGATGGAACTCAATATGCTCTAATGGACTATCATCTTCCATACGACGCTTCATTAACTCACCACGAACTTCTCGCTCTCTAATTCTGCGTAGTTCCTTAAAGGCATCAACTTTAGTTTTTTGTTTACGAAGCTCAGGATATTTAGTTAAACCTTTAGCTAAGTTAATATCTTGTGATAAAGACCCCTTTTGAATACCCAGGTCTTCTGCAGTTTCTTCTAAAGTTCTCGAACCTTTATGCTTGAGAAGTTTCAACACATGAATTTCATGTCGCATGTTAACTTCTTCTTCCCAACTAAGGTTTTCTCTCTGTAAGTTTTCCTCTAGTTCCATTTCCTTTAATTCTAATTCAGAAAGCTCACCCATACTCTTAACATGGTTACCCCACTCAAGCTCTGTCCACCCCAACTTTTTAATAGCATGGAGTCTACGACATCCAGCAACTAAAGTAAGGTCTTTGTCTACTACTATCGGTTGAAGCAATCCGAATTGGTTAATACTTTCTGCAAGTGACTCAATCTTATCATACTTTACCCTACCTCTGTTACCTTCAACAATGTCTGTAACTTTAATCGTCTTCTTGCTGTTTGCCATTAAACGAATCCTCCTTTGTGTTTTTGATAGCTTCGTACTTTTCAGAAATAAAATCTAAGCAGGCAGTACAAAACAAGGTATCTCTGAGGATATGAGTAGCTTTTTTTCCACACATAGAACAGTAGGAGGACTTTCTGCGTATAACCACATCCTTACCTACAACTAAAAGCTCTACCTTATAACCTACATCCACACCTAAAAACTCCTTAATATGGTTAGGTAGAGTTATCCTACTTACAGCATCAATCTTCCTGGTAGTTCCTATTTGAACTTCAGACATTAAAAACCCTCCTCTTCATCTTTAACGTACTTACTTAATTGGTCTTTGAAATGCTCCTTTGTGCTTTTATGGGGCTGGGTAGCAAAATACAAAAAAACCACAATGCCAACCACCACCAGTGCAGATGGTCCTCTATATGGAGTAGCAGAGTAGAAGGACTCATTCAGTAGGACCATACCTTCCATAAGGGTCGCAGTTACCTGAGTCAAGGTTATCATCAAGGTTAAATTGGGCTTTCCTACAACGCTCTAAATCCTCAACACAACCTGCGAGCAGTAGCAAGTAATTGCGAGCATCAGCAAAGCGTTGCTTTAGCCCTTCACCTCCCTCTGGAGTAGTCCAACTCCAAGAGTAATGCCCTGATAAGAGCTGGTTCTTTATTCCTTGAACTTGTTTAACTAAGCCAAATATAGCAGGTTCTACCAAACTTGTGTTCATAAATAAACCTATCTCTCTGAAGTTTTGTAGACGGTCAACATCTTGAGCATATTCGTCGCCTTTAAACTTTAAGAGGTCATTCTCTCTGGCTTCAAACTCCTTTTTGAGAGTTTCAAAATCCTCAAGGTTAAACTTTTCCATTTTGCACCTCCAAGTAGTATTCAAAGTAACCTACACAAGTCATGGGACAAAGATTAAGTCTTACATTAACGCCTGTAGGATGAATTTCCTTTAACTTCTCAAGGGCATCTTGAACATTAGAAGCCTTAACTCTACCCTGCCTAAAGTACCTTTCCCTGTTCAATGATTGAACTTTCAAGCGGTCAGCCAAAGAATTACCCTCCCTCAAACAAAAGGATAAAGAGAGAACCTACCCCAAGATAAGAGTAGGCTCTCCCTGGTTTTACTTATGCTTGGTATGGGTAGATTTGCTCAATGCGGTTGTTGATGCGAACTTTGTCAGGGTCAGAAGCCTCATCAGGGCTCTTTACAGTACGATTGCTGTTGGGGTCATAGAATTCCTGCCCTACATCAGCAAGCAGTTTGAGTCCTACAGTATCCCCAGCCTCAAACTCATCACCGTCAAAAGGAGCACCCAAAACTTCAAGCAGATGGTAGAGTCCCAAGCGGTATTGCATAACCTCAGCGTCCTTTAGTGAGGTAATGTGAAATACATTGCGACCCTGGTACTCTCCCTCAGCCACTTCAAAAGCCCAGTTAACATACTGAGAACCTTTCTTAGACTCCCGCACTTCAGGAAGTTTGGAAACTTTCAGAGTATACTGTCCTGCTGGAAGAGGTTCAAACTCCTGAACTTTCATGTCATTCAAGTTACCTGGCACTTTGATACGCATTAAAATCTCTCCTTTTTAAATTTAATTTTGATGTTTCTGACGAGCGTCCGCTACCTTCTGGAACAATTGTTCTAAGCTCGGCTGTTCATATTTAGCCAGAACCTTTTTTCTAACACCTCCCTCATCATAGTTTAATCGAGTTTTTGCGTACCACTTACCATCAGGCTGAGTTTGTAAGCGGTACTCTGTTTCCTGTGGACCCTTAGTTGCAGTAACAACCTGCCTATACACTTCATCAAATATAGCTCCTACCTTTTGGGGGAAAGCCTGTCCTGTAGAAAGAGGTAGATAAAGTGCCTCAGTTCCTGCTGGACTTTTCTCATCAGGCAAAACTACCTTAGCATGACCTGTAATAAACACATGAGCAGGTATGTCGAGGATGTCAAGGAACCAATCTTCCAACATTCCTGCAAGAGTACCATAATCCTGCATACGCATTTCAGGCTCACTGCCCCACCTTCCATTAAGGTCAATAATACTCCACATAAGGTAGTCACCAAGGCGGGTAGCAGAGTCGAAGGCTACAAATTTGTAAGGACATTCCTTTTGTAACTCCCCAATCTTTTTCTTCATAGCGTTAAGAACAGGGCGAATGTTGCGTTTGTCCTTCGAGTAAAAATCTATCCCTTCAATTCCTGGAGTTCCGCCAAGAGTTTGCCTACCTCTATCCAGGTCAAACAAGAACATAGGTTTAGGTCCTGTGCCAAGAGTCCAAGTTTTACCACTACCCCAATGACCATAGATTAGCCCTTTGACATGTTCAGGGATTAACATTTCCTCAGTTTTAAATTCCTTCACTGGACTCACCACCCCACCTCTTGTAAAATACCACCGACACATCGTGAGGGCAGAACATAGCTATAACATGACTCTCCTTTGTAAGGGCTACTATGGCTCCTTCACTATGACTTCTTGTCCAAGCAAAGTTATGAACCACCATACCACTAATACTTTCGCCTATGCGGTAGCAGTCTCCAGCCCTCAGTTGGATTCTCTCTACATTTCTAATATCAACTTCCCTTAGCCACCAATCCATTTCTACTCACTCTCCTCTTCTAGTATCATCTCTTTCCTCGGGTCCCAGGGGTCCTCGACATACTGAGTTTCCAACACATGAGGGTTAAGTTGAGCCAAACAAGCATCCTTGTAAGGACAACCTCCGAAATAACTACAAGCCTCAGTAGCCATAGGAAAGGCAACATCTCTCATATGGGAGTAACGTTGGTAAAGGTCAATGCGGTCTTGAATATACTGCATCCAAGTTAAAGTGTGGTGTTCGAACTCTTGAATTTGAGCTTTAGTGCGAGTAGTTAAATGGCGTTTATAATTAGTTTTAGTTTTAGCTACAAGTATTGCATTGATGAAGAACCCCTGAACATTGTCTACTCCAAACATCTGCTTACTACCCCACAGATAGCCCTCAATTTGTTGGTTAGGTTTAAAGGCATTAAAATATGTGTCGCCTAACCTCGTGGTAGTTTTGTGGTCCATACCATAAAGTGCTCCATGCATTTGAACTATAAGGTCAATCCTCCCTATCAAGTAGAACTGATAAGAAGCAGTTTCTCCTAAAGGCAGTTCAAAGGGAAGTTCGTTAGCTATGACCTCCCAAGGCTCCTTTGGGTAGTTTTTTACATAACCCCTCATTATAGTAACAGCATTGCTTTTGGTTCTTTTCTCATCAAAAGGATTGTCTTCCCAATCAGCGAAGTAATGCAAAGTAAGCTCTGTAATGTCAAGTGAAGGGTCAGCATAGTAGTCCTTTAACACATCATGGATACGAATACCGTACTCTGGAGCCATACTAATCTTCTTAGGAACTAAATGCTTTACATGACGCAAGTAAAACATTCTGGGACACTTTCTGAACGCACTCATTCTTGTGTTGTCAAAATATACTTTTTCTTTTTCTTTTTCTTTACTTACATCCTCGGAAAGATACGCCCTACTTTCAGTCATTTTTCCTCTCCCTCTTCAAGCGATTTGTTAATCTTATTAACATCCTCAGGTGAGAGTTGTTCGAGCTTGCTCATAAGGGCATCGAGTTCAGGGTTTGCAGACTTCTTAGGAGTCTTCTTCTTCTTGGTAAGTTTTTCCTTTGTGACTGTAGATTTTCGTTTGGATGGTTTCTTGTGTCCTTGGTTTTTACGCACTTGAGCTCTAGAACTTCGCAGGTTCTCTAACTCTTGCTGTAACTCTTCATATGACATTTCAGTTATAGGTTTCTCTGTTCGTTCGGTATGGAGGGCTCTTGAGTGTAGTTCTAGTTGGTTCTGTTCAAACACAATATACCCTCCACTTTCAGGGTTTTTTATACTTACTTGACCATTTTCTTTAGCCCACTGAACGATACCTCTGTCACCATAGGGAGTTATTACTTCATCTCCCTCACGAAACTTCTGTTTCATTCCACGCTAACCTCCTTTTCTACAAAATTTGCACATTCGAAAACTTCTATTATAACCTTAGCCTTAGTACGATTGTTAAGTTGTCGCTTTACCGTTGATTGAGACATATCCCTCAATACATTCATAACATCAGGAGTGTAACAACTATCTCTCTTTTGACACTTTGAACATAAATGCAACCAAACCCTCTCCTAGAGTAGTACCCCTAAAGGGTCCTGGGGTCGAAGTCATCTCCTTGGTCCTCTTCATCATTAAGACCAAAGAGCCTGGTAGTTAGCTTTTTTAATACTTCCCCGGTAGCCCTCGCAACTTGTTCACCTATTTGACGGTTAAGTATTTCCATAATATCGTCAGGTAAAACTCCTTGCGAGAGTTCATAACGCTTTACACAATGACGCATATAACGCATAAGGTCAGAGTTTTTGTTAGTCAATTCGCTATCACAATACTCACTATACTTTTCCCACAAATCATCAGGAACCCGTATGCTACGAGTAGGGTGTCCTGTGCGACGAGCAGAGTCGCTCTGTTGGTGCTGTTCTGTAGGGTCAAGTGGTTGGATGTCTTCGTTTTGGTCTTTACTCATTTTCCTCTCGCTCCTCCTTTCTGTCAGGAGTACTTACCTTACTTAACTTACTACTGGCACTTTCAAGCATAGTTTTAACTTCAAGCAATGTTTGGCGTGTAGGAGGGAAACTAACATATTGGGATAGCACTTCAGCGTTGCGAGCAAGTTGTTTAATTTCATCTTCTAACTTACTAAACATATCCAAATCTAACACACCTACCAACCTCCTTTAGGTTAAATGTCTACGGTGGTTACGAATACACTTGGGAGTTACTTCCCCATGTTCTACACAACAGAAATTCTTAGCAGTTACCCTGGAGAAGAAGAACCTTTTTACAAGTTTGCCTTTAGATATAAACCTATGACATTTAGGACACCTACGACTAACAGCATAAGTCCATTTACCTACGGGAAAAGTCCAATACATTAACTCACCTCCTTTTTAGTTACTTGAAACTTTCCACGAACTCAGTAATGAGCTTAGCAAACTCAAGGGTTTGTTCTTTGGTAAGATGAATAGCACCCTGGAAGACATCATTACAATAGTAGTCTATAGAAATAACATCAACATCTGCCCTATCTAACTCCATCTTATCCATTGGGTCATACATACAGTTAGCCCTCACTCCCATAACTTTGGTAATTAACTCAACACTCATTAACTCACCTCCCTTCTTTTAACCTTACCTAAGGACACTCCAGAAGGAATGTCCAAAGGAAAAGTTAAACTAACGATAGGTTAACCTCCTATGAATACACTGGTTCTTCTCATTATACACCTCAACCAACAGTGAGCCATCGTCAGCAGGAGTGCAATTAATTCTTAGAGTACGACTACTAACACCACCGTCAGGCTGCATTAACTCTAAATCCATTCCACCGTTTTTACTCCTGGGACCTCCCTTTATTGTGTTCTTTCTTCCATCAATGTTAGCATGAAAGTAAAAGTTCCTCATTAAAACTCTACCTCCTCCTCTTTGGTAAGTGCTTCAAGCAAAGTGGAAATTAAACGTATAAGAACCAGTGTCATAACCTGTATGTCATAATCTGACAAAGACTCAATTTTACACAATCCCACTCGTTGCTCAGGCAAATCTAACACACCCACAAAGTTCCTACTTTTCCTAACGACATGTCCCTTTTCATTAACCAAACAGATTTCTTTCACAGACTCAAGTGTCATCTTTTTACTTACTCCCCTCTCTTTTTAACAACTTTACTGTACTGATATGAATGTCCTCAATACGTTCAAAGTGTTTGTGAGAGAATGTAACTCTTCCTCCCTCACTATGAATCTTCCGTTCCATTATGGCTCGAATTGGCTGAATACCCTGGTCAACCAATTCTTGTACCATACTCAAAGGTAATCCTGCCATTACTTCAGAGCAGTCGTTCTTTTTCATTAATTCAATAACTTCATGACCGCTCCTTACCTTTTGGTGGTGTTTTATTAACTTAACGTCATTACCAAAAACTTCTTTTAACTCTTGCATTTGCTGGTACTGAGGTTCATGTCGGGAAACCCATAGTATTTTCAATTAGTCACCTCCTGATAATTTTTCAGTAACTATTAAGGTAACTGGCTTTACAAAATCCCCCTCAGGGATATGCCTACTACCACCACACAAAGCAACAGCATTACAAGGAAATTGATTGATGTCACTATTTTTGTGAAAAAATTCTGGAACCTTAATATAATAAAGTCCTTTATACCAGAACGCATTCCAATTTCCTAACCTGCCAAAAGTAGGAATATCTTGGTGATTACAGTTGGTAACTATCATTATTTATCTCCTCCTTTCAAATTACCGAGATACTCAATAAACTCGCTTGCCTGACCCTTTGATAACTCCTTGCTG